AGAACAGACACAGCTTGAAGACATAGCTGATAGGGCGTACAATATGTATCAGTACTTTAAAGAGTTATCTAGCTATGAACGCGGGGAATATGATTGCATTCATGGCTACCCCGCTATGGAAGCCGAAGATAACGATTATTACGATGGTTACGCTAAGGCTTACGAATACTTACAGGTAATGGGAGCGGACAAATGAGCAGAGAATATTGCAGGGTAGATGATTGCCCTAGTTATGATTACAGTGACTATGAAGACAGCACAGGATACTATACACCATACGATGATAGAGAGGTAGACTATGACCCTATAGAACAACCAGAGATGTATAAACGATTAAAGGAAGTTAAAACCAGACTAGGAGTTAAACAAGATGATTAATACAGTTATATTCAATAAGCTATTTACAGTAGAGATTCGTAATGGTGTAGGGTTAGACTTGGAGTTTGTTGATAGCCGACCTGTATGGACGTATAACAGCGAAACAGAAGAACATAGTACAATGCCCTTTGAGGGATTAGTATTAATGCTACCATTCATTGTGGTGACGTATGGAAGACCCTACAAGGAGATTGAAGATGAGTAGATGCAAAGCCTGTGACGTTATACTAACGGAGGCTGAACTGAGGAAACGTGACAGAGTGACAGACGAACACCTAGATTTATGTTCGGTTTGTCATTCAGCATCAGACGAGGCAATAGAAGAGAACTGGTCAATAGCTGAGGACAATGGTATAATTAGGAGTAATAACTAGTTTTACTACATTACCAGTACCTAATTCAAATTAACAATATAGGAGTTGCAATCGGTAAACAAACATGATATACTATACCTATGTACTTTAGTTTTTAACATTAAAGATAAATTCTAAAGTATACTTAAGTAATCTTTTTTTAACTATACAGAAGGTAAATTACTATGGCAGTATTAGAAGGAAATGTAGCGTTCGCTAACCTTGACGAACACGAAGAATATCAGGGTCAATCAACTGGGAAATACTCATTGGTATTGTCGCTAGAACCTGCTGATGCAGATAAACTAGCCAATCAGGGTGTCAAACTACGCGAGTATGAAGGAACAGCACAGCGTAAGTTTAGCACTAAATATGATGTACCCATGTTTGATGCAGATGGTAATGAGTTTAGTGGTCGATTAACCAGAGGTTCTAAGGTACGAGTTAAGTACGCAGAAGGTAAACCTCACCCAGTACATGGTACGTCCACCTACTTGTCAGCCATTAAGGTGCTAGAACTAGCGGAAGCTACCGAGGGAGGCTCGGACTTCTAATGACTGACTCGCATTTTGTTAGACATGAGCCATGCCCTTCGTGTGGCTCTAAGAACAATCTCGCGAGGTACTCCGATGGTCATGCCGTCTGTTTTTCAGGCGGTTGTGACCACTACGAGAGAGGCAACGGTGAGGTTGTACAAAGCAAACCTAAAGCGAACAGGAAATTAGAGATGACAGGTGTTATAGCATCAATCCCAGACAGACGTATCACAGAGGCAACTTGTAAGAAGTTTGGTGTCACTGTTGAGTACGACACAGCAGGGACTATAAGCAAGCACCACTACCCATACTTTGACAAGGACACAGGCGCACAGATAGGTACTAAGTCTCGCATAGTAGATAACAAAGCATTCTATGCAAGCGGTACATTTGACAATGCAGGTCTGTTTGGTCAACAAGCATTTAAGGGCGGTGGTAAATACATAACAGTAGTAGAGGGAGAAGCTGATGCCTTAGCGGTGTCGGAAATGTTTGACGGTAAGTGGGCAGTTGTGTCAATACGGTCAGGCGCATCAGGCGCAGTCAAGGACATCAAGCAGAACTTGGAGTGGCTTGAATCCTTTGAGAATGTAGTAATATGTTTTGATAGTGATACAGCGGGTCAGGAAGCATCTCGTGCGGTGTTAGATTTATTCACACCCAACAAAGCGAAGAACGTAAAGTTACCTGTCAAGGACGCAGGTGAAATGCTGAAGGAACGTAACGTACAAGGTTTTATAAAGGAGTGGTGGAATGCTAAAACTTATCGTCCTGATGGTATTATTGCAGGTAGTGATACTTGGGAGTCGATTGTTGCTCAAGAAGATATTAAGTCCATTCCGTATCCTTGGCAGTGTCTTAATGAGTTTACTTATGGCTTTAGGGAAAAGGAACTGGTTACGATTACCAGTGGCTCGGGTATGGGTAAGTCACAGATTGTCAGAGAGTTGGAACACTACTTACTAGGTGCGACTGACGACAACATTGGCATACTTGCGCTAGAGGAAGACATACCTAAGACTGCTCTAGGGATTATGAGCATTGAGGCAAACCAGACTCTACATCTGAGCCGAGAGTTTAGCAGGGAAGATAAAAAGGTATTCTGGGACAGGACGTTAGGTACAGGACGTATCTTTATGTTTGACCATTGGGGTTCAACCAATGAGGATAACCTACTAAGTCGCATTAGGTATATGGCGAAGGGTCTTGATTGTAAATGGATTATTCTTGACCACTTGAGTATCGTTGTGTCTGACCAAGAGACTGGCGATGAACGTAAAGCCATCGACAGTATTATGACCAAGCTACGACAGTTGGTTCAGGAGACAGGCGTTGGGTTGTTCTTGGTGTCACACTTACGCAGACCATCAGGGAAGGCACATGAGGACGGTGGACAGATTAGCTTGGCTGAGTTACGAGGTTCAGCGGCAATCGCACAGCTATCCGACATGGTGATTGGTTTGGAACGTGACCAACAGAACGTTGACCCGCAGGTACGGAACACCACTACTGTCAGGGTACTCAAGAACCGATACGCAGGACTTACAGGGGCGGCTTGTTACTTATTCTATGATAAGGACACTGGTCGCATGATTGAAACTACTTGTCCAGTTAATGACGATAAGCAGGAGTTTTAACATGGCTAATAGAGTAGGGCAGTATCATATACATGACGCAGAAAAAGCAGACCCTATGCTAATAGAGAACGCAATAGAGTCTTTAAAGAATCTAGGCAAGACTAAAATATATCCTTATGGCGCAGGTCAGATATGTTTTCATCATAGAAAGTGTTATTTCTTTATAACACCTTACTCTATGAAGTGGTGTCCTAGACACAAGGCACATCAGAAGTGGTACAAAGGTTATGAAAGTATTGAGGAAATCTTTGATGCTATAAACGGTTGGTGTGATTACAGAGATAGCTTTAGGAAAGACAAGTAATGAAGCAAGTTGTATTTGATATAGAAGCCAACGGACTGAAGCCTACTAAGGTTTGGGTAATCGTGGCTTGCGACCTAGCTAACCGCGAGACTATTGTATTCTCAGGTGATACGTTGCAGGACTTCAATGCCTATATCAAAGATGCCGAGGTAATTGGACACAACATTATTGGTTACGACATACCAGTATTGGAACGTCTACTTGGCACGGACTTCAGCAGTTGTAAAGTAACTGACACATTGGTGTTGTCAAGACTTACCGAACCATCGCGGGAAGGTGGTCATTCATTAGATAACTGGGGACAGCGTTTGGGTTTCCCGAAAGGAGAACACAGTGATTGGGATACATTTTCGCAGGATATGGTGGACTATTGTAAGCAAGATGTACTGGTTAATGTCAAAGTGTACGATGCATTACAAGCCCCACTTTCTGGCTTTGGAAGCGAAAGCATTAGCCTTGAGCATAGAGTACAAAGCATTATTACAAAGCAAACGGAGAACGGTTGGTTACTAGACCAAGAACACGCTTTTGTTTTACTTGCTCAACTTAAGGAAAAGAAGTACGACCTTGAAGATAAGGTACATGAAACATTCAAGCCGTTGCCTACATTCGTCAAGGAGATAACACCCAAGTACAAGAAGGACGGTACGATGTCCGTGGTTGGTCTTAAGTTTCTAGGGGACTGTTGGCAGGACTATGTAGCACCATTTAGTCGTGTTGATTACCCAGAGTTTAACTTAGGCTCACGACAGCAGATAGGTAGATACTTACAATACTTTGGTTGGAATCCCAAGAAGTTTACAGAGAAGGGTCAAGCCATTGTTGATGAAGCCATCTTATCTAAAGTAACTAACATACCTGAAGCATCTATGATTGCTGAGTACCTAATGGTTCAGAAGCGTATTGCACAGATACAATCATGGTTAGACGCTGTTGAGGACGATGGTAGGGTACATGGTTACGTTAACTCTAACGGTGCAGTAACGGGACGTATGACACACTCTAGTCCCAACGTAGCACAAGTGCCTAGTTCAGGCGCACCATACGGAGCAGATTGTAGAGCCTGTTGGACATCCCCCAAAGGCTACAAGATTGTCGGTATGGACGCATCGGGACTTGAGTTACGAATGCTTGCACACTACATGAACGATGAGGCATATACAAATGAAATACTCACTGGAGACATTCATACAGCAAACCAACTTGCTAGTGGTGTTGACACACGAAGTCAAGCAAAGACTTTCATCTATGCGTTCCTCTATGGAGCAGGAGATGCAAAAATCGGAAGTATCGTTGGAGGAACTGCTAGAGATGGTAAGCGACTTAAGGAGAAGTTCCTGTCAAACACGCCATCTCTTAGAGCATTACGAGAGAGAGTTAGCGTGGCATCTGGAAGAGGTTATGTTCTCGGACTGGATAGGAGACGAGTCTATGTACGTTCAGAACACTCGGCACTAAACACGTTGTTACAATCGGCAGGTGCTATCGTTATGAAGAAGGCATTATGTTTGCTTGACGAATACGCTAGTACTTGGAACTTAGACTACAAATTTATAGGAAATATACATGATGAAATTCAAACAGAAGTTAGAGAAGACCAAGCAGATGCTTTTGGGCGTTTGGCAGTTTCTTGTATTGAAGCCTCTGGCATTTATTACAAACTTAATTGTCCCCTCGCAGGTGAGTATCAAGTCGGAGACAACTGGTCAGAAACTCACTAGACATTGTATAGCTTGTGGTGTTGAACTCAAAGAGGGTGTAAACTGGTGGAAATCCTTTGTAGGTAAAAAACATTATAAATGTATGGACTGTTACGCGATACGTAGAGAAGAGAACAAGCGCAAAAAACTACAGAGAGAAGGTAAATAATATGAAGCCTTGTAAAGCAGATAGGAAGAAGTTTGACCTTGACTTACAGTATGGAGAAGTCAGAGAGGAACGGGTAGCTGAGATGCTACAGGACAAGAAGATAGAAGTTAAGTCCGAGAAAGACCTGTGGCAAAAGACTGGTAACATCTGCATTGAGTACGAGTCTTGGGGTAAGCCGTCAGGTATTGAAGCAACTGAGTCAGACTACTGGTTTCACAACCTTTGCATTGGTGATGACGAATATTGTACACTAGTATTCAAGACACCAGTACTGAAGAAGATTGTGAACAAGCTAGACAAGTTCAGAACGGTGTCGGGTGGAGACCATAACGCAAGCCGTATGTACTTGGTCAACTTACAAAAGCTATTCTCAAGCGATGTCATTAAGGCATTCAAGGATATAGAAGATGAGTAAAACAATACACACATTGGTAGATGATATATACAAGCTGATGGAGACTAAAGAGGCAGATGAATCCGTAGACGTAGAAGCGGAGATTGATAAGTTCGGTGAAGCCGTCAAAGACCTTATGCGTACAGAGTTCGCTAGGGACAGGAAGAGAGACGGTAGGACTTTGCGCCTGTCAAACATCGGTAGGGACGATAGATACCTGTGGAACGTAGCTAACGGTACTGAGGTAGGAGACAAGATTAAACCTCACACCTACGTTAAGTTCATGTACGGACACTTGATTGAGGAGATGTTGTTATTCCTTACCCGTATGTCTGGACACACAGTGACTAATGAACAGAAGGTATGTGAAGTACAGGGCATCAAGGGACACATGGACTGTAGTATTGACGATGTAGTCATTGACGTTAAGTCAGCCAGTGCCTACGCATTCAAGAAGTTTAAGGAAGGTACACTGGCTATGGACGATGCCTTTGGTTACGTTGACCAGATTAAAGCCTACGCTCATGCCTGTGGTAAACGTGAGTTTGGTTGGTTAGCTATGGACAAAGCCAATGGACATCTAACGGTACTTAAGTACGACCTAGATGATACCCAAGCACCAATACATAAAGAGATAGATGGGGACATTGAGGAGCGTATAATACACGTTAAGGAGATGGTCAAAGGTGATGAACCAGAAGGTTACTGTCAAGACCCAGTGCCTGAGGGTAAGTCTGGTAACATGAAGTTAGCAACCAAGTGTTCCTACTGTCAGTACAAGAAGCACTGTTATCCCAACCTAAGAGCGTTCTCTTACTATGGTGGTCCGAAGTTCTTTAGCCACATTGAAGTAGAACCTAAAGTACAGGAGTTGAACATTGACTAAGAAAAGCGGAAAGTTCAGGTCAGCGTTAGAGAAGGAGTTTTCTAAGGAGGTTAAGCGTAAGGGATTTAAGTATGAACCTTACGGTATACCTTACACAGTACACAGGACTTATATGCCAGACTTTGTACATGAAGAAAAGAAAGTAATGGTGGAGGTAAAAGGTTTCTTTCGTGTGGGAGACACCTTGAAATATAAGTCAATTCGTGATACAATATTAGAAGATGGTTGGGAATTGATATTCTTACTGTCCAATGAACATAAGAAGGTACGTAAGGGCGGTAAGATTACAATGGGACAGTGGTGTGATAAGGAGGGTTTGAAGCACTACACACTCAGCACCGCACAGGAACTTGTCAAATACGTTGAAGGAAAAGAATGATGTCACATACATTGGAGGAACTCAAGGAAGCAGTAGCAAGAGACTACGATGCAGTGTTGGTAGTTGAGGCTTTAGACATCTCAGTTGAGGACTTGCTAGATGCTTTTGAAGATAGATTAATTAGAAACAGAGATATGTTTACGGAGGATGACTATGAGCATTGACGATGCAACACCCGCTGATTGGGACAGACTGAGAGATAAACATCCTACACTGGTCAAGAAGTACGAAGATTTTGTGACCAAGAATGAAGATGTAGTCAACAGTCCACAGCACTATAACTACGGCAAGATAGAATGTATTGAAGCTATTGAAGAGAGTATGACCCCTGAGTCATTCAAGGGTTATCTCAAGGGCAACACCATGAAGTACCTGTGGAGATATGAGCGTAAAGGGAAAGCAGTAGAGGACTTGAAGAAAGCACAGTGGTATCTGGATAAACTTATATCGGAGTTAGAGTAATGAAAGGGCAGACACACGGAGGCAAGGGGTCAGCCCAAAGACCTACTGACGGTAAGAAGTTCGCAGACAACTGGGACGCTATCTTTAACAAACAGAAACCTAAAGACAAAAAGAAGGAAGTTAAGAAATGAATGAATATCAAGAGTTTATACATAAGTCCCGTTACGCTCGGTGGCTACCTGAGGAAGGCAGACGAGAGACTTGGGCAGAGACAGTCAATAGATATGTAGATTTCTGGAAGGAACGTGGTCAGATAAACGAGAAGACAGCCTTACAGCTATTCAATGCTATCTTTAACCTAGACGTAATGCCAAGTATGCGTTGCCTGATGACCGCAGGTGAGGCTCTGGACAAGGACAACGTAGCAGGGTTTAACTGTAGCTACCTACACATTGACCACCAGAAGTCCTTTGATGAGATGATGTACGTCCTGATGTGCGGTACAGGTGTAGGGTTCAGTGTTGAGCGTCAGTTCATTGAGAAGCTACCCACAGTTGCTGAGTCATTCCACGATACAGACAGCACGATTGTAGTAGCCGACAGCAAGATTGGTTGGGCTAGTGCATTCCGTGAGTTGATTGCTATGTTGTATGCAGGTAAAGTACCCAAGTGGGATATGCACAAAGTAAGACCTGCAGGTGCTAGACTCAAGACCTTTGGTGGTCGTGCGTCAGGCTCACAGCCTCTTGAGGACTTGTTCATATTCTGTGTAGGTATATTCCAAAAGGCTAAGGGTCGTAGGCTCACCAGTATTGAG